GTCCCCTTTTTTTTTAGTCGTAAACGTTTGCTATTACGCCGCTTACACTAGACATTACACCTTGACTTTGTGGTGTAATAACATTTACTGTATTGTTTTGATAATCATAACTTAAATTACCACCTAAGTCCCTTCTAAAGTCAGGGTCATTTCTTGGAGCTCTTCTAAATCGTGCTTCTTCTACTTCTTTTTGTCTTGCAATACCTTCTTCTGATTTTGCTTGAATAACAAATCCATCTTTACCTACACCATCGTATTTTGATTTTAGTGAATCTAATTTAGCATCTCCTGCAGATATAACTTTATCAAATGCTTCTTTAAAACCTTCCATTGGTGTTTTACCACCAGGCATTATTGCGGCCAATGCACCTAATCCACCAGCAGCCATTGCTAATGGGAACATTGCCATCTTTTTAACTATTTTTAATAATTCAATTCCAAGATTTTTAATGATACCACCAATACCAATATCGGCAATCATATCTTGCATTTTGTTAATAAAGCCAGTTACAACACTAATTAATGTATCAAATATTTTACTAACAATTCCTTCGAATGAAAAGCTCTTTAAGAATCCAGCAGCATTTTCAAAGCCAAAGAAATTTAATAGCCATGCAAGTATATTTTTTGCAAAGTCTAAAGGAACCGAAAAGATTGCATTAAATGCACCTTTTATACCACCTAAGACAAAAGCAATTGTTTTATTAATAAAGCCTTCTTGTCCTTCCATAGCACCAAAAGCACCTTTTACTGCTCCAATAATACCAGAAATAACAACAAAAAATCTACCAAGTATTTGACCTAATCCAAAGAACGCTCTACCTATTCTTCCTAAAAATTTAAATGCCGTTTCTAAAGGCTTCACAGCATTAACAAATTTAAATATGTTGGTTCCTAATTTTGAAAAGAAACTACCACTTTTTGCAACAGCTTTACCACCATCATCTAAGGCTTTAGCAATTCTACTTGTTTCAGCTCCAAACAATAATTGTATATTTTTTAATGGTGAGAAAAAACCATTAATAGTCTTTATTATTGCTTTACCAGTTTTAGTGTCCATAGGAGGAGAAAAGTTTAGTTTAATTAAACCTTTTAAATGACCTAATCTGCCACTAAAAAATCCAAATACAGCAGCCATTAATGAAAGTGTATTTTTAAGTGATTGAGCGAAAAATCTTACTAAGTCTTTAACGCCTTTAAAGATTGTACCAAATGCTCCTCCTTTGCCACCTTTAGGAAAAAATTGATTTGCAAAAGCTTTTGCAGCAGCTTTAATAATATCGCCTATGAAAAAAAGACGTGTTTTTATACTATTAAAAAGTTTTGGAAATCCAAGTAGCTTACCAATTTTACCACCTAAAAGTCCTATTCCTTTACCTAATAATTTAAATGGTTCGATAAATGCTCCGTATATAAATCCAGCTATAACTGCTTTAAAAGCTGTTCTGAGAATGGTAGCTAAAATTGCATTATCGCTTTTACCACCAAATTCTTTTCTTAATATGTCAACGTTTTGACCAGATAGTTTTGCTAATCTTTCTAATAAATCATTACGCTCTGAATCTTTTTTAGACTCAATTCTAGCTCTTAGTTTTTCTTCATTAGCAGCTTCTAATTCATCTAAACGTCCTTCTTTTAAAACTTCAATTAAATCTTGTATAGCTAATAATTGACCTGAGTCTAGTTTATCCCCTTCATTTTGTATATAATCACGTAACTCTTGTGTATACCTTGCGGCTTCATGTGCCATTTCTTGTGCACTATTTAATTCTTGTAATTGTTCTACAACGTCATTAAGAGTTTTTTCTTGAAGAGGTGCTGCCATTTTTTATTCCTATTTTCCGAATGCTTTACCAGCTTCTGATATACCAAATGCACCAAGTGTTACTACAACAAATGATGTATAAATTGTTTCAGAAACTTTTAAATCCATGTCCCAAACTAAAGCTGTTACTAAATCTGTAATACCAAAGATTGTCATCAATCCAAAAGATATAAATCCAATGATTGCTTTTTCATTTAAATCATTATCATCTAAGAAAAGTTCTATGAATTTTCTTTTACGTGGTGCTAATTGGTCTCTTGCCTTCTTAGCTTCTTCTTGCATTTCTTTGATTTTATCTTCTTGTTCATCAAGCTTTTCAATCATCGCCATGTACTTATCGAGGTCTATTTCGACTTCGTTTCTGCTGTTGTCTTGTCCTTCAGCCATTATAATCTCCTTTGTTCGTTTTTTAAACGTTCGTTTTCTTTTTCTATCCATTCCGTCAAAAGAGCTATGTATATCTCCCTTTCCCACGGTACCATATTGTCAAGTTCAGTCAAACTATATCCATGATGTTGCATCATAGCAAAGTTCGTCTTATAATGGTTTACAAGACTATCGTGCGAAAGGCCTATGTAAAAAAACTTTGAAGTCCTCTTAACTCCTGTTTATTAGGTGTTCCACACTTTTTACAATCAAATTCAATCATACTATTTAATGCAGGTATATGAGTGAAAAAATCTGATAACTTCATAAATTGTTCGTTATTCAGTGACTCAATAAAATCGTTTAACGCTTTTGGAGTTTCCTCACTAGCAGGATAAACGTTATCTGCATCAAAAATACTATCAATACAAGCAGCAATCATTTTCATTGCTGAATCTACTGACTCATCACCAACATTTGTTAATTTATCAATCTCTTTAAAAGATGGATATTTTAACACAACACCAACATCTTCTGTTAGCATTATTTGTTTATTATCTTGTGAAATAACTGGATGTTTAATGTCGTCAAAATCAATTTGAACTTCATTACCTTCTCCACATTCTTCACATTTAACATTTAAGTCTACTTTTTCTCCAACGGATTTAGACCTTAATGCTAAAAATAATGTTTCAATATCAAACATTGCTAAACTATCAATGTCAATATCATCATATACACAAGATTTAATAATATCAATGGTGGCCTGCATGATAACTTTATTATCACCAGATTCCATTGCCATCATTAGAATCTTTTCTTCTTTTACTAAGTAAGGTCGATAAGTCACTGTTTGACCAGTTGACGGTATTTCAACCTTATACCTAGCAGAATTTAGCTCTGGTAAAGCCATAATATTTCTCCTATTATATTATCCAAAAATAGATAATGCATTTCTTATTGCACTACCTGTACTACTTATTGCACCCTGAGGTTTATAAGTATCATAGCTAAAGCTCACACTCAACCTTTGAATTGTATCAGCACTTTCATTCGATAATACTAATTCATTCATTGTTGTTGGGAATGCTCCCTCTAATTTTACGCCATATATTGGCACATCTTGTTCATCTAATTGCTGTATTATTACGTCGCAAGTGATGTCCTTTTTATAAGCAACGCAGTATTTATCTACGTCTACTATACTATTTATCCACTTATCAAATATAGATTTCATATAATAATCATTTGTAAGTAAAAAAGTTAAATTAACGTCATCTATTAATGACCCATAAGGAATTTTTATTGGTTGTTTTTGTGCTTGATAATCTAATGTGCTAATTTGTTTTCCAGGTATTGACACTGAATCACATAACATTGATATATCTCTTGGGTCATTGATTAAATTCTTTGCACTAAATCTTCCACCAATTGCTGCAGTAATAATTTGTTCACCATCCAAATTTAATAGTGTTTGAGTTGGTGGTGTAAATATTACATTAAATCGATTTGCTTTTGCTAATCCACCTTTTTTACTAATTAATGATTTTAAGTTTTCTATACTGCTCATTAGTTTCTCGCAATTTTATTAGATTCAGCCCAGACTGATTCTTTTCCTCTTTTTGTAAATTGTTCTACTGGTAAAAATATAGCAATTTCCCAATCAGTCATAGGTACTTTTGCAAATCCTGATTTAACATTAGATGCTAAATAATGTTTAAAGCAAGGTTTAAACTCTTTAAATTTTCTAACACCTGACAATAAGTTATATCTTAATTTAGTTAATCTAGAACTTTCAGTTGATTTAGGTGGACCAAACTCCATTAAATTATCTAAAAATAATGCTCTAGTATTATAATTTAAATAATGAAGATTTAATCCATAAAATCCACCAGGTGCACTATCAACTATTATTGATAATGGAAATCTATCATAATAAGGCAAAGTTAATTTAAGCTTAGGGTCGTAGAAAAACATATACATGCTTCCACGTGATGTATCAGCACTTTTACTTAATGCAGTATCTTTAAATACTTCTTGTCGAGATACATTTAATTTTGTTACATTTCTTTGAAACCATTCTTGAGATTGTTTCGTACGCTGACGAACACCTGCTCTAAATGCATTTGCTTGTAATGTGTCAAATAAACTTGCCATATAATCTATTTATACAAGACTAGAGTATCTTTATGCCTAGATTCTTTAAAGTTTCTTCTGTCCAAACCTGAAACTTCCAACCTTTATGTTCTGCAAATTGTGTTGCTGCTTCCCATTTATCTTGATTCTTTGCATAGGTAACTATTTCATTTATATACTTTTTAGTTTTACGACTACGCTTTTTTGGTGGAATGGTTTGACTTTTTGGTTTAATTTCTATAAGATATGTTTCTTTATTATCTAATTGTATTAATAAATCAACAAAGTAACGATGTAATTTTTTATCTACTGTAGATTTATATGGTACAACTATTTCTTCAGAGTTCCATAGTTTTACTTTTGGATTGTTTTCACACCATTTAAATGCTTGTTTTTCCCATAAAGAACGATAGACAACCGTATTTGCATTGCCTGCATACTTTTCTGGCTTTTTTATTTTGTATTTGCCGCTATAACTCATATAAATAATCCTATAGTTAATTATTTATTTATACAGGAGAAATAGATGTCTGATTTTGTTGGACCAAAAATACCATCTCATATTGCAATCCAAAGACTAGAAGAAGATATAGAAAAACTTAAAAGTGGTAATCCTAAACTAACTGCATCAGAAGTAAAAGATACAATTAAAAGTATGGCTAAAGGTTTAGTCGAAGCCTCTGATAGAGTTAATTTAAGTGTAGACCAACACTTTTTCTTTCCAACAGATTTAAGAAGTGGAGCGCGTCAAGGGTTTCCTTTTATGAGATTTTGCGTAAAAGAACCAGGAGAAAATGGTAACAAATCAGTAATATTTTTATATCATCCTCCAGGAGTATCAGTAGGTGATGGTGCAAACTATGGTACTTTTGATATGGGAAGTTTAAAAGGCGGAATTGATTTTGCTAAAAGAGCATTAGGTGGAGATATTAATGTAACAAAAGATGATGTATATGCAGCAGGACTTATTTCTACAGATAAAATGTCAAAAGCAAGTGGTCTTGATATCAGAAGAAAATCAGCTATTGCTGCAGGTGTTGCTGTTAATCCATATACAAGACAAACTTTTGAAGGTGTAAATATACGTCAGTTTAGTTTTTCTTTTAAAATGGTAGCTGAAAGCGCATTCGAATCTGATATGGCTCGTAATATTGAAAGAACATTTAGAAAATTTTTATATCCTAAACGTATGGGCGAAATAGCATTAACATATCCTCCATTATTTCATATTAGTTTTTATTCTGAAGGAAATTTTAATGAATATATGCCAGTTATAAAACCTGCTTATTTAACTGGAATGGAAACATCATTCAATGAAACAGCAAATACAATGTTTAAAGGTACTGGAGCTCCAATAGAAATAGGATTATCATTGACATTCACA